GCCCTGCGGCCCTGCGGGACCTTCCGGCCCAACCTCGCCCTGGGGACCCTGATCCCCGGCCGCGACCAGGACGACCCGAGTCAGCTCGCTATCGGCGACATGGCCCGTGATGCGGCTGCCAAACGCACCGCGGCGGACGGTGATGGTGTTGGCGCCGACCGAGCGGACGATGACGAGCTCGTCATCGAGCCGCCAGACGTCGTCGACCTCAATGCCCGCCGTGCCGTTCCACGACTCGGACGGGACGCGCGCCTCGGCCCAGGCGAGCTCAGCGGTCCAGTGTTCGACGTCCTCCGTGGCGGTGTCGAAGACGGACGGCTTCCACTGGGTCGTCGCATCGTCGAGCCGCTCCTGCGCGTTGGCGAGGCGCGCTTGGATATCGGCGATATCGGCGGCACTGTAGGAGAGCCGGAGGCGTGTCTCGCCGTCGGCACTTACCTCGAGGCAGGACCGCGGGTTGGGCACGTCACGACACTCTCAGCCGCCGGCGAACCGTGTCGCGGCTGACCCCGAGCTCCCGCGCGATCGAGTCGTACCCGGCGTCCCGGCCGTCCGCGAGCAGCCGACGCCGCACCTCGTGGACCTGGACGGTAGTGACCAGCTGGCTCCGGTCCTCGCCGATCGGCTCGAGCAGCGCCGGGAACGCGGTGACGATCGGGTGGTCGGCCGGGACCTCGGTGCCCGCGGCGAGCGCGCCGAGGCCGGCGTAGGGGTACTCGAGCGCCCAAAAATCCTGCCGCACCCGGTACGCCGCCGGCGGCACGGTCGTGCCCGGCGCCTGCAGCTGGACCGATACGAGCCCCGTGTGCACCAGGCGGGTCATGTCGCCCGAGACGACCGCGTCGATCGCGGACGCCGCGGTGAAGCCCTCCTTGGTCAGCCCGGTGATCGAGCTCGCGTCCTTGCTGATGATCTCGGCCTGGTCCTTGACGTCGTTGCGCAGGAAGGGGACATCGCGGACGTCGTACCAGAGGCGTGCGCCGGGCGGCCGGTTGACGACCGGCTGCAGCGACCCGGCGACATTGCGCCACAGCGTGGCGAGCGTCGCATCGGCGACCAGCCGGGCGGCCTGGGCAAAGTTGCCGGCATTGAGCGAGCTGCCGCCGAGGCCCTCCGACAGCGCCGCCACGACGGGATGCATGCCGGTCAGTGCGGCGATCCGGGTCTCGGCCTTGCCCTGGAGCTCGGAGAACGTGGCCTGCTCCATGTTCGAGCCGATCGTCTGGGCCTGCGGCCCGCCGCCGATGTACAGCGCCTTGTACGCGTTGAGCGCGCCGCGGTGCTCCTCCTCGAACAGCTCGATCCATTCCTCGGCGGCCTCCTTGCCGAGCTCAGGCGGGAACGTCACCAGCAAGTTCGACGTCGCCGCGTTCTGGAAGTAGGCGAGCTTGTGCGTCGTCGCCGACGAATCGGCGCTGATCTCGCGCAGGCCGGCGGTCAGCAGGCTGATGCCGCGGTTGCGAGCCAGCGGATCCCGGGTCGGGGCGTAGTGGCCGATCTCCTCGGGCAAGAACGTCAGCGCGTCGTTGCCCGAGCCGAGCCCGCCAGGCGTGTGGCCGTAACCGATGACCTCGGCGTCTGGGTCCCAGCCGCCATAGCCGCGGTCGACCCTCGCGCCGTAGGCGATGATCGTCCAGTCCGGGCGCAGCCGGCGCAGCCGATCCGGCCGGCGCAGCACGAAGCCGTCGCCGGCGAGGTCCGCGTCGAGCTGGAGTGAGCTCAGCAGGTCGCCCGTCGTCTTTCCGGGCTCCGGGTCCTCGAGGATCCGCAGGTCCGCGGTCCCGAAGAGCTGGCCCGGCCGGCCGTTGCGCAGCTGCTGGAAGGCGAACCGGATCTCGCTGAACAGACGAGCCCGGAGCGCGAGGCACGCAAAGACGACCGGGTTGCGCAGGTACAGCCCGCCGACGTAGCCAGCAAAGGAGGTCTCGATCTCCTCGCGCTCGCCGCGCAGCGTCTGCTGCAGCAGCAGCGGCAGCTGGCCCGAGCTGAACATGTTGGCCAGGGCCTCGTTCAGGCCTATGCCGATCGCGTGGCGTCGCGCCCGACCGACGAACGGGCGGGCGACCGATGAGGCGACGACCTCGAGCGCGTTCACCGGCGAGCCTCCATGCCCAGCCCGATCATGCCCAGGAGCCCGACGCCCGCGCCCGCCACAACGAGGGCGAGCGGCGGGAAGACCATCGCGATCCCGGCCACGACGGCAGCACCGCCGGCGAGGGCCAGGGCGGTGTACAAGAGTCGGGTCCGGATCCGGGGTCGACCGCGGGTCACGGTGGTCACAGGAGCCTCGGGTCGAGCAGGCGCATGCCCATCGGCTTCGCGTCGGCCGGCCGCGGCATCAGGATCGAACCGTCGGGCAGGCCGCGCCGGCGGACCGCGCGCTTCTCGGCCGGCGTCATCCGTTGCGCGAGGAACGATTTGCGCAGGGCACTCGCGAGCAGCGTCTGCTCCGACACGTGGCGCCGGCGCTTCATGCCGCCTTCTTCCGGCCGCCGGCGCTGACCCACGGCTTCGGCTTCGGCGGCTCGGCCGGGGTCTCGAACGCCCGGACCGCCGCGGTGTGGACCATCGACCCTGCCGACAGGGCGTCGATCACGCGCCGGTCCTGCAGGCTCGACTGCCGTGTCTGCGATGGCCGGTCGAAGCGGGTGTCGCCCTGGGGCAGCATCCGCGCGATCGCGTTGAGGACGTGGCTCGACAGGCCGGGGTCATTCGAGTGCTTCAGCCAGCCCTTGGCCAGGGCCTCCATGAACAGCGCGAAGTCCTCGGCTGCGAGGGAAGTCGTCTGGGACCGGTCGACGACCGTGACGTCGAACGTGTCCGAGATCCACTGGGCGAGGGCCTCGGCCCGGCTCATGTCCATGACCACGGTGTGGAACGGGTTGCGCTCGTGGATCCGGATCAGCGCCTCCTCGATCCGGGTGAACTCGAGGACGGTGCCGTCGCGCGGCGGGATGAGGATCTCGGCCGGCCCGAACTGGCGCCACTCGTGGCTCTTCCACCACAGCGGCACGAGCGCCGTCGTGTCCCACTTCGGGGCATAGTCGAGGCCCAACCAGATCGGCTCGCCGGCAGGGATCGGCTCATCGACGCCGGCGTCGGCCCACTCAGCCTCCTGGACCGCGGCGTTCGTGTCCCGGGTCGGGCGGTTGCACACGAACCGGAGCCAGTACTCGAGCGTCATCGTCGGCGTCGCGAACTTCTCGGCCAGGGTCACCGGCGTGATCGTCCGGAGGGGGTTGGCCAGCTTGACCTTCGCCATGTCGGTCACGTCGACCTTCGCCGGCACCGCGTACTCGTGGAGCACGACCCGCCCTGCCTCGGCCCGGGTGAAGAAGCCGCGCCGGATGACGTGCGGCGCGCTCTTGCGGATCCGCTCCCGGGTCAGCTCGAAGTCCGAGCGCGGCTCGCCGGCGGTCGAGATGGTCACGATCTGGCCGCCGCGCTTGGACAGCTTGCCCGCCCAGGTCCGGTACAGCGCGAGGTCCCGGTGGCGATGCAGCTCGTCGAGGATGCCGAGGGTCGGGATCTGGCCATCGCCGGTGCGCTCGTCGGCGGCGAAGATCTGGATCCGGCTGCCCGTGTAGTGGTTGATCCGGCGGTAGCCCTCGAGGCACACGAAGCGCGGGACGTCGGTCTTTCGCTTGCCCTTCGCGACCTGGATCGGCGAGCGCAGGAGCTCCTGCATCCGGAGCGACCGCACGACGAAGCCTTCGGCCTGCTTGTACAGGACCTCGGCCTGGTCGCGCGAGCTCGCGGCGACCGGCACCGCGGCGCTCGGCCGGAACTCGGCGTGGTACAGCGCAAGCAGCGAGATCAGCGTCGTCTTGCCGTTGCCCTCGGGCACGACCAGCCAGCACTCGGCCTTGCCCGCGAACACGTCCTCGAGGAACGCCTCCTGGAAGGCCTCGAGCACGACGCGCTCGCCGTTGTCGAACGTCAGCTTGCGATCAGCGACCCACCAGCGGAAGTGGGGGAGCGTGAACGGGACGAGCTCCGGCGATGCCTTTCTGGCGACCCGGCGCCGCGTTGGAGCGGCTGTCACTGCGAGGGTCACGCGAGGCCCTGGGTCTTCCACCACAGCCGCGCTCGACCGTACTGGCCGAGCAGATCAGCGATCTGCCACAGCAGGCGCGATTTTTCTCCTGGCCGACTATCTCTCGCGGCGAGG